GTAGCCATTTCAGGCTGCACCATCTGGCCCGTGGCGGGGTCCATGAACGGCATGGGCTGCTGCGGAGCCGGGACCATGACTTCCGTGTACTTGGAAATCTTAATGTTCGGGTCGGCGTTCATCGCCTCAAACTGCTGCGCGGTAAGCTGCGGGAACGTCTTGGTTTCCAAGTCGTAATCTTCGCGGTAGCAGCACTTGATGATGCCGAAATGGTTAATCAGGCTATCGTGAATCCAATCCTTGAGGATGCGCTTGCCGTTCTGCTTGCGGAACAGCACGTAGCGCAGATAATCCTTGAACTTCTTCGCCCGCGCCTCATTGTCCGAGGTGAGAGAGAAGAAATCCCCCGTGAAGATGGCGTGAAGGTTCGGCTTCAGCGATTCAACGGAGTTCCACGCGAGGCTATCCACAACCTTGGAAAAGCCGTCACGCTCGTTACCAAGGGGCTGGAAACGGTACAGGTCGTAAGACTCCTGCCGTTCCACGGAAAGCTCGGTCTGGTGCGCCCTGGCGCGTTCAATATCAGGCTGGACGAGTTCAAGAATCTCGTCATCAGTCATGGAAATTGATTTCGCCATGCTAAACCGCCTCGTATGTCTTGTGAAAAATTCTCGGCTTGCACGGGTACAACTCACCCTCTATGCCAGTAATCATCCAATCTCCGGGGCAAACGATATGCCCCCCTTCAAGTGTTCCACACCAACCATGATCGGCCATGTGGCAGGCGCATGATTTGCAGCCATGAGGACCGGGCATTTTCAAATTCCAGACCTCGACTGGAACACGGTTGACGTTTCCATTGTCCCCGTGGCGAAGCCATTGTTCTGCGTCTATGACAACAGGGATTTTGCGATACTTCGCCATGCGTACTCCGGTTTGCTTTAAAGCAAGAAAGACGTGTTATACTTGACCTATAGACGCAAAACGTCTACGAGTCGCGACTTGTGTACGAAATGTGATGCAAGTGGGCGGGATTGCGCGAGAATGAAGCGGATGTTAGTCAGCGGTGAGGTGAATGAGCGAGTTAATTAGCTCATTGACAACGTGGCTCGAAAAGGATATACTTGCGGTCAAGACACAAACAATTTAAAGTAACTTGGGGGGTTAAATAAATGGAAATGTCGTGCCACGTTCAGAATGAGCTTTACGCATGGGCGTGTGAGCTGCGCCGACCTTCGATGATGCTGAAACCACGCGTTTTTATCGACGGTAACATTTGGTGCGCCCTACACGGAGAGAACTTGCAAGATGGTGTGGGTGGTTTCGGTGACTCGCCTGAGGCGGCGTATTGGGACTTCGACAAGAACTGGTGCTCAAAGTTGTTGGTATGATTACACTTAGTTGTGAGGTAGACAATGCAGATTTGTAACCAATGCCAAGGGACTGGATTCCTAAACGCAGATGACCCCATGTTCGACGGCATGTCTCCCCGTGAAATAAGAGAGTTTATCATCCGGTGTTGCAGACACGAGGAAAATGACGTTTGTAATTGCTGCGGGGATGGTTGCGACTGGTACGGGACGCCAGGCTACCATTATGGCATTTACGACCCACCAGGGGAGCGTGGCCCATACGCATATAACGGCGGGCTGTGCGAATGTGACTAGTCATACGGCAGCACTTGGTCGATGCCGTAGGCGGTTGCTGCGGCGGGGATGAGGGACTTGAGGAAATCGCCGTTTGATTGGCTGTATGCGCCATTGTTTGACGCTGACTTGAACTGCTCCGGCTGGAAAGAGAGGTATGCAGTCTCGCCGGACTCTTTCAGTTTTATCCCATCGTATCCAAGTTTCTCAAGACGATACTTTAGCTCTGGATGCTTTACCTGATTGTATATCGGAGTGGACGATTCACGGAAGTCTATCCCGCGCATGTCAAGGTCAAGTTTGTTTTCCAGGTAGTCTTTAAGCCTTGTCCCGCCGACACCATCATCACCGAAATGCGTCAGGTCTAGCGGGTTTTTAAGCGACAAGTTGCCGTGTATTACGCCACCTTTCTCGCCAGCGAATCTAGACGCATACTCTGGTGACGGCGTATGGTACGAGTACCCGTAATTCCCGCGCATAAACTGCGAAAATCCTGGTGTCCCTGTCCCGTGGTACACCGTCAGCGGCTTCCCCTCCGCGTCCACCACCTTGCTATCGCCAAACCACTTCTTGAAGTTCGCTTCCCTAACGGCAGCGTCATCGACGTAGCCGGGTACTCCTTTTGCACCCACACCACCGCTAGTCATAGCAATGGCATTGCCAAGCCTGTCAGCGACTTCCGGCGTGAAGCCAATCTCGCCACGAAGGAACTTGTGTTCCGGGCTGTTCTTCCAATCCTTGATGTACGGGTCGTAAACGTCAGTAATAGCCCCTAACAGACCACCAGACTGCGCCTGTCCCTGTAGGGCATCCGACATGGGGCCATACTCTGCCTTCGGCGCAGAGGGCCGAGAGAGAATATCCTGAAGCGTTTCCAGTAGACCCATGAGGAGGACTCCTAGCAGGCGATGAAACTCGGTCTAGTTTCAATCCCGTAGTGATTCAGCGCAACCATGTCAGGCATGGCGAAGGTCAGGCAGAGTGCGTCCGCGATGTTCGGGCTAGCCTTGCCGTCTGCCCGCATGTCGCGCTTGCTCTGCACCTTGATCTTATTCGTTGCAGAGAGCATTTCGTATGTAACGCCCGACAGTTCCGAGATGAGCTTGCCCTTGAGCGGCAGATTCTCCGGGATGCAGTTGGCCTTGGCCTCAAACCACTCGCGGCATTTGAACCAGAGTTCGTCTCTCCATCTGGAGAAGCGTTCCTTGGTCGGCGCGGTTTCTGCTACGTTTACGGCAACAACCTCGTATCCCAGGTCCTCTAGAGGCTGCTTAACGCCCGCACCCCAACCAATTGCGTCGATAGCCACGTTTCGGCAGTTGTACTCGGTCATGCGCGCCGAAGCCCACCCGGCTATCTCGCGATAGTCATCCTTGCGACACTCATCAATATGGAGAATCCTGCCACCCTGACGGATAACCAAGGCAGTCGGGTCGCCCGTGAGAGAGTAGCCGAGGTCAAGCCCCGCGATGATAGGCGCATAGGTGTACGAAACATTGCGGCCAATGGCTTGCTCGATGAGTTCCAAGGGGATGAGGACAAGTTCATCAGAGGCGTGGAAGGAAACGTAATATTCCTGCTGAATCATCGGTTCCGGCATCCCGGAACGGCGTTCTTCCTCAATCTGTTCCGCAGTCAGGACACCCGTTTCGTCAATGCTCATCTTTGAGCAGAACCACGCGGGGTTCTCTAACGCCTGGCGGTACATCTCAAAGAAGTGATTCATGCCACGGGGAGTACCGTTGAACACAGCCCACCCGCCATTCTCAACCAAGATTGGCCTAATATAGTCCCATGCCTTCGGGTCTTGAAGCGAGTACTCGGAGAACACGCAGCCCACGGGGTTAGTACCCATGATGCTGTCAAAGTTGTCCGTGCCGACGATCTGGATGATGCTGCCGTTAGTCAGGCAGACCTTCATCTCCGTGCCGTTCTTGGACGCTATCAGTTCCTTCGGGATGTAAGACAGGAACGAACGTCCAGAACCATCGATGGCATCCCACACGGCCTTCTTGCCCTGCGAGTAGGTGGGGAAAAAGTAGAAATAGGAGCCGATACGCATGTGCGCCATGACGATGCAGGCATTCCAGCATGTCAGGTCTTTTCCAGCCCGTCTGTGAACGCACCAATAGGCCCGTGTGCCGCCCTTCAGGAGATAATCGAACAGCGGCCTTTGATAGAAGCGCGGTTCGTATCCGTGAGGCAAGGCAATCTGCGTGATCTTCTTAGCCATGTCTGACCGGGTACGCCCAGTTTTCGAATCTACGCGCTAAACTCTCGCGGCAGATGTCAATCTCGTTCTCCGTGACGAACCGCTGTCCAGCCAGATGCTCCATGTCCGCGATGAGAAGATGCGAGAACTCATGTACGGCGGTACGGAGAACATCGTTCTTGGTAACGGGCTGGCCCCAGGTCTTGTAGAAGTACACATGGGCGTTTCTGCCGGGCGCATTTCTTGCAATGCCGCCGCAAGCATCGTGGCCGTCAGGCTCCTCCCACGAAAACGTGACCTCCCAATCGTTCAGGCCAAACTTCGCGCGCCACTCCATGAAAGTGCGCTTGAACAGCTTGAAGTCCTCGCGGGTGGTCTTAAACGCGGTGAGGTCTGACATATATCCTTTGGAAGAAATGTTGCCCCGGCATTGCACCGGGGCGGTGCCGCATTCCAGAACAGAACGCGCTAGGAAGGTGAAATTAGCAGGGCTTGGGACGGGGCTTAGGCTTCTTCTTACCCATTGCGAGGAACCTCCTTTTATCCAAGCGGGCTACGGAGAATCTCAACCGTGTAGTCCTCAAGGATGATATTATCAGTAGCAGTAGCCTTGGTGACGCACAGGGTA